TATATTCATAAACATCTTTATCGACTGGTTCGACCGGAGCAGTATTCTCTTCTTTCTTTGGCTCAGGTGGAACAACTTCTGCTGGTTTACTTTCCTTTGGTTCTTCCTTAACACTACCATCAGGCTTTATTTCTACATTCGGTACCTCATCACAGATAGCGGAAACATTTATGCTAGGAGGAAAGGAGTCTAATCCAAGCTTGGATAGCAAGCCCCCTAAATCTGGTACGGCCGCACCATAGGAATTTTTTATTGTGCTAATCTTATTTAATAACTCTAAGGGATTATTAATACTGGCCAGCGCAATTAAATCTTTAGGCAGGGAAGGAATTTCTGGAAGCTCTGGTTTAAATGAATTCAGACTAGCAGAGAGTTCGGAAAGTTTACTACTAGCAGAGGAGAGCGCATCTTTACCTCCCTCGAGTAACGAATCTAATTCCTTTGTCTTATCTTTAATACTATCTAAGTTTGCGTTATTGCCACATGGTAAACTCATTATGTGTTAGCCTCCGGACTTGATGTTGATTGTGTTGAAGGTACCGGCGAACTAGCTCCACCACTACCAGGAACCTCGACGTGTGTATGTGCGGTATGTGTAATTGTTGCGACGGTAATCTCTCCATCGGTATATGTAATCGCAGCAGTCGGCGACGTTAGCGTATGAGTGCCATCGATATCTTCAGTCAAATTACCAGAGACGCCAAATTTAGCATTCCCTCCACTAGCGACGGCATAGTCACTAATGCATGTTTGAGAATATTTATTACCTGAGAAAACGGAAGTATTACCATAAGCAACGAGCGACATATTTCCAGCGGTATTATTAACGTGATTGCCAGAAACAGTTTTTAAATCATCTAATACTATGTTATGTATATTATCACCATTGACTAATAAAGAATCATTTAATCCAATATTACCTGAACGATTTCTACCTATCTCATATTCCGAGTTTCCATTAATACGAGATTGCAAGGAACCTTTTATATTCTGTGTATAATCACCTTCTACCTCTAAGTGATAGTTACCATATACTAGTTGTCGCATATCTCCATCGCAAGTGATATTACAGTTACCTTTGATGTGAATGTTCTTAGCCCCTAATACTACCTCATAGTCATCTCCGAGAATTTTTATTTGTCTTGTACCATCCTGGTATATCTCTTCATAACTACCAGAGGCATGCATATAAAGAGTTCTCTCATAGCCTGGTGTATCATCTATCTCAACAACATGTCCTGACTCACTTTCTGTAACCTTATTATATGGATAGGTTGGCAAGGCCCCATTATAGGGTTTCAATGGTGCCCATGAATTATTATTATAATAACTTGCTGGCTTGTTCGGAGCAACCGATGATATCTTAGGTGCCGATGCTGTGGACACTGGAGACGGGTCCGTGGTACTAGCCCTTATATCCATAGAGGTACCTTGTCCAAAATTATTATTCCTTGCACTCTTATTAACATCGGATTGGCCTTCGTACTCGCCCCGCGGGAAATCAAGACCTGTAAAGGCATCTCCCTTAGGTGCCTGAGTGCTACTATTAAAGGATGCTATACTGCCTATAATTAATGGGTCCTGAGCACTCTCGCCGTCTCTAAAGAACCCTACTACCCAACTACCTTCCATTAAGGCATGAGGTGAATCCCCTATACCAGAAGTGCCTGAAGATGTGTTAGGCATTAATACTGTGGCCCATGGTAAATCTTCTGTAGGTAATAATCCACTATCCTCTGAGTGATAACCAAAACATCTTACCTTAACCCTATTCATTTCTTCTGGGTCCATTCTGTCTTCTACTACGCCGGTGAACCATATAAAGGCACCACCTATAAACATATCATCTTTAATCATACTTCCTCTCGCTACTATCTTTTTGTATGGTCATATCCATATTATACTCATCGCCAAACATGTGAACTATCCTTGTGATTAAATGGTCACCTGACTGTTCTTTATCGATTCCAGCCCCGTCCGAGCCTTCCTCATTTCTATATACTGAGACATGCATTAGATGACCCACAGACAATTCAAAATCGCCCGGAAGGATAACCTCTTGTTTCACATACTGAAGGTTCTCAAGGTGTGCTACGGCCTTAGAGAATTGTACATCAGCTGCACTATAATAGTTACCTAAATCATTAAACGCCTTACTGTTCTTACTAATAAAGAATTGTTTAGACTCGTTTAATTCATGCAGCTCCTTATCAAGTTTCTTAGTCTTTGTAAAGGGCTTATTGTCATTCAGTTTAATTAGTTTGTTCTTCTCATATGAATAGCGTATCTTATTATATGTCTTATTGGCTATATCTAGTTCATGTATAGTAGATGCATAGGCGCCAGACCCTGTAGCCATCAGTGAAGACTTACCATAATCAGGTGATGACATCTTTGATATCATGATTCGTTCCTCTTCATAGCCCTCTGGTGTTTCCTTTTGAGTGTTCGTAAAGGCTTTGTACTGATACTTCCTTTGTTTGCTAGGTTTGACTGAGGCTAACTCCTTATAGCTTCTGAAGTGTATAGAGGACTCTGATAGCGTTTCATAAAGGTAGAATGGTGTCCCGTCATCAAAAGACTGTCGCATGAGCCAATAGCATGCATGAACTGGTCTTAACCTAGGGAAGATTCCTTTAACTATGCCACTATTGTTTGTACTAATGTTTAAACTGCCTTCCGGTACCTGTAGCTCATGCTTAAATAGCTTCTCTATCGTCCCTCCAAGAGTGTCTTTGAATGGCTTCGTAACTGTCTGTAATTGATTGAGATGTAGATGATGGCTATGTAGTTTGAGCACGTAAGTGTATCGTGCAGTTCCGCTCTTCTTAAAGTTGTATACTTCGCTTATATAGAAGTTATGTTTGTATGTCTTCTTGCCGTCTTTCTGGTTTCTTTGTATGTTTAGAAAAAGTTTCTCGCCACCACATAGTCCTAGCTTCTCTTGTAGGTTAAATGTATCGCCAATCTTGACTTCTGCTTCGAGAAATGGAGAGTTAATGTCTTCGATAATGTCAATCTGCGTAATGAGATTCCTTATATCAAACTCCTTATCGTTATGGGGAAACAGGTTCGCCGCGGCAAGAAACCATGACTTAGGCGTTGAAGCATATCCCTCTGAATCTAATCGATGTGTATCACGCATTCAAGAGTCTCTCAAACTCATCGACAAAGGCTGATATCGCTTCTGGTTTAACGATTCGTATACGACTACGTACATCGTTTAACTCACGAAGATGCGCGCGATTGCTTGTGTAATCCAGTTGCGCGCCGATGAAAGCCTGCTCTGAGTCAATGTTATTACGGTTAGTGACATGGCGTTGTTCTGTATCGCCAAATTGAAAGTAATGATGAGGTGCTTCTTTGTATAGAAAGACCTCTTCTGATTGAACTACGTCTTCTGTGATGCTACCTCTGACGGATTCACCTGCGACAAACGTGCCGTTAACGTTCTTAATGATGAGTTGATTCAGGTCAATGTTCTTTTCGACTAATGTACCTGCTGCGCTCGATGTTAAGCCAGTGATTTGTTCTCCTAACTTAAACCTGCCTGACAGTGAATCAACGAATTGGTTAACTGTTCCATCAGAGTTCTTTAACAATGTAGGATGTGTATTGATTGCAAATCCGCTATACTCAGTGTTAATATAGTCTGCTAAGACTTCTTCTGACATTGGCCAAGCTCTTGTTCCATCATGAAGAAACTCATTGACGACAAAGAATGTCCAATAAAAGTCCGGTGTACCATATAGTCTTTGTGATACTATGTCAGGTCTTTCACCGTTTTGTACTGTATAGAACTTGTAATTAGTCATATTGTCAATGAAGTTCTGCAGTGGTCGTACATTTCGAAAGATGTTAACAACACTTTGAACTGCGCCATCGGCGTATAAATCGTAATCTACCTTTGGAAATTGTTTAAAGAATGACATTATCCGTTACCTCCAGCAGTTGCAACACCACTTTTCTGTGGTGGATATGTTCTATTGGGTTCGATATCGCCTGGTGCAACATCATCAGCACTATATAAATCATCTCTTGTTAACTGTCTTTGTTCCTGGAATGATAGTTCAATCGATGTATCGACAGGTGAACCATCAGCATGGAAGATATTGGATGATTCGTTATATGAAACTGTCATGCCAGTTAAATAAGAATCAAACAAATGAGGTAAGAATTCGTTGACTTCAGTACCTTTCATGAACTTAATTCGGAATACTGGAGGGTATTTGAGTATGTATTCACCCTCTTTCTTGGCATACATATACTTTCTAAAGGTGTTTTCAATCACTCGTACTACCTGTGCTTCTTCTGCTGACTCTGTTACAAGTGTAAATCCTAATGTAAATGTTCTGATTGATGACCCTTCATAGGTTAAAGTTGTGGCATTGTTAACTGCAACTCCTGCTTTTTGCATTGCTGCATCTGCTGCACCGAATTGGTCAACACCTACTGATTTGAGTATCATTGCACCTATACCGATTGCTTCGATATCTGCTTCGTTCTTTCCTTCTTCTTTTGCCTGCTTTCTTAATGTATCTCTTTCTGTTACAGCGTTAATCATACCCAGGTCAATTGAACCAAAGTTAGCACTATCACCTAGTGAAAAGTTTGGTGGAATGTAAAGATGTATCTTAAATAAGTTTGAGTCTAATCCATCTCCAATGATTTGAAAAGAGACATGATTTGCTGTACCATCGTCGATATCTTTTCTCAATGTTGAAGGAAATGCTATTGTATTTGCCATTCTTTTGTCCTATAAATAACTATGTTAAATCAACTATACAATCTATTTATAAGGTTTGGACATGAGTTATAAAGGTAAATACGCAATAAAGAATAAGAATAAGTACATTGGTGACCCAACCAAGGTAGTATATCGTTCATTATGGGAACGTCAAACGTTTAGATGGTGTGAATCATCTCCTCGAGTTAAGAAATGGAACTCAGAAGATATCGTAATCCCCTACAAATGCAGAACTGATAACAAAATACATCGGTATTATGTCGACCTATTAGTTGAATTAGACAATCGTGAAATCATTTTGGTAGAAATCAAACCAAAAAAGGAAACAATCCCACCTAAAAAGAGAGCTAAAACTAAAAGATATATCAATGAAGTGATGACATACGTAAAGAATACTTCTAAATGGCAAGCTGCACAACAATATGCAGACCATAAAGGATGGAAGTTTCAGGTATGGACAGAAGAAACTTTAAAGAATCTTGGCATCAAACTCTTGAAAAGCTAGTATAAATAGACTATATGGCTAGTTTATTCGACACTCTACAAGCACAAGCATTCCGCGCAGGAGTTACTGCACGGACTAAACAATCACGAGCCTGGTTTGAAAAGAAAGTTAAAGACCTAGGTAGTGTTAATAGAAAACAATTACTCGGAGATGATGCTCTTGACCCTGTTTCTACCGAAATAGCTGGTAATATGTATATGTATTTCTATGACCCTAAGATGAAAAAGACATTACCTTATTACGATAGGTTTCCTATGACGATTATGGTTGAGGAAGCACCTAATGGATTCTACGGTTTAAACTTACATTACCTAAGACCAGACATTAGAGCTAAATTCCTTGATGAGTTAATGAAAACTGCACCAAAGAATTTAAAAGATAAAACGCGCTTAACTAAAATGCGTTATGAATTGTTAAAAGGTGTCAGTAAGTATAAAGAGTTTAAACCCTGTTTTAAACATTACTTAACAAGTCATGTCAAATCAAAAATGGTTAGAGTACCAATGACCGAATGGGAAATTGCTGTATTCTTACCAACAGAACAATTTACTAAGTCCACTAAAACTAAAGTATGGGCTGAAAGTATTAAGATTGCTAGGAGTTAAATATGTTTGGAAGTAATGGTAACATCGATACATTAAAAAGTACAATCGCCAAAAAGGGCGGAATAGCCAGGTCAAATAGATTTAATGTAATCTTTACACCTCCTACACAATCTCTTTTAAATTTAAATCCAGAAGTATTAGTTGGTTCTTTACTTTCTGGTAATACTCCTAGTGTCAAGAATTTAATTAATGACCCTAGGGATATAGCTTTGTTATGTGATTCTGTGAATTTCCCAAGTAGAACTATTTCTACAAGTGATGTTGCACTTGACCGACAGGTTAATCAGTTTCCATATACTATTATTGATGGCGAAGTTACAATGAGCTTTGTTTTAACCAATGATTACTATATGAAGACAATGTTTGATGGTTGGCAATCAGGTGTAATCGATGTAGATACTTTTACCGTGGGTTATAAAAACGATTATTCAACTGATGTAATAATTCAGCAATTGGATA